AGCATTCTGATCATATTCTATCTCCCAAATATACTCATTAACTTCCATACCATTCTTAAAAGCTTCACTAATAATCTGTTGACGTTTAAGTATAGTTTCCGTACTGTTTGCCTGTGTACGTATTAACGATTGATTTGTGATATCTAATGTTTTCTTCTCTTCAGTAAGTATCTGTTTAGTTAAAAGATCAGCTTGCTTATCTGCTTGCTGCTTACCTAAGACAAACTGTACAGAGCCTTGTAAAGAGCTCTGAAGTGCTCCTAAATAGACTGTAGCATAATCAGCACCCGTTAACCTACCTAGATTATATTGCGCCGATAAATGTACATTTACAGCCTCCATTAAGTCATCAAATATACCACTACCAGTAACGGTATATTTACCATCCGTACTAGTAGTTAAACTACTAGCTTGGGTTATGTCTGCGTTACTGATTGTTGCCATATTATTATCCTACTGAACTTGTTGCTTTTTGTTTAATTGCAATTTTATCAATTTCAGCTTGTGTTAATGCAGGTAGTACTTCTACATTGTAAGCTTTAATTTTAATTGCTTCCATAGTATCTTGACCGTTACGTGTAACCTTTTTAAAGATTTGACACTCAGTTGCAATAATATTTTGGTAAATAATATTAGGTATGTGCCACCCCTCTTCATTATTAAAAGGTACATACTTTTTAACTGCTTTACCATTATTAATTACATTACTGCCATATGTGAAAATTTCACCACCAGATTCAAGTTTAAGTGGGTCATTAGGTCTAACAATTACTCTGATTAATTTCATAGCATCATTATTACGTAAGCCCTCTAGTTCAACTCCATCGATCTTAAAATCATCTAACATATCATCAGTTACTAGTACTGTTTTATTAGTTGTTTCTATTACTGTTGCTTCCATTTTAGTATCCTCATTACTATTATTAATATTATTTAAAGCTTCCTCAAGCTTTGTTCTTTTAGAATTAAAATGCATCTTAATACCGTGTTCGGCTAGCTTATCGCTTATCTCTTTTGATGTCATAGTTTCAATGTTCATAGTTCCTCCCGGGAATTAGTGAGGTAGCCTGCACCGTGCTTGCGCACTAACAGGCTACCAAAGTTAAAGCTTTACGCTTTAGTCCAAATAAGACCTAGACGTTCAGGGCGTAATGCCATGAAGCCATAGTACCATTTGATAGAGTAGAAACCTTTCTCACCATACGGATCGTTAAGGTCTGCAATCTCTTTACCTGGCTTCTTGTGTGTAGTAGTGAACTTCACAGTCTTACCATCAGTTTGGAAACCAATAGTAGTGAAAGCACCATCACCTACAACAAGCATAGGATAGATATCGATACCAGCAGCACCAGCACCTGCATCATATAACATCTCAGGAACTACAACGATGCGGAACTGGTCAATTGAGCCAATTTCACCGTTAAGTACATTAGTAGCATCAGCATACTTCTCTACAGAAGTAAAACCTGTACCTACAGCTGAGTTAGTATCAATACCCTTCATCTTACGAACCATAGGGATTAACTCTGAACCGATGTACATTACACGACCACCATTAACAGTCTTAGTATCTGTCATACGCGAACCAGAGATAATCTTGGTCTGCTTAGGAGTCTTGTTATTATCTAAAGCAATAGATAACGTCATCAAGTCAGCGTAAGCTGCAGTAGCATTAACATTTACTTTAGCTACACCACCCATATGATATACAGTACCAGCATTGTTAAGTAAATCTACTTGTAAAGCAGCTTCAGTTAACTCAGTTGCACCTACAACCATTTCTTCAGTGATGTGTGACATCAACTCTGAATCACTGTCAAAGTCTAAAGACTCTTGAGTGTACTCAGTGAAGAAACCTTGCTTAATGATTGAACCCGTAATTTGCGTACGAGTAAAACCAACACGGTTAACACGACCACCATTCTCAGTCAATGCAGGAAGACGATCAGCAATAGTACCGATATCCTTAGAAGAACCATAAAGGTTACCAGAGTTTTGCTTAGCGTAAGCACTACCCGATGCAGCATCAGCTAAAGCTTGTGTTGCATAAGTTGAACCAATTACACCACCAGTTTTATTCCAAGCAGTGAACTTAGTACTATCAATTACAGCACCTGAAGCATCTAAGCCCTGGTCATTGATGTTTAAGTTATCTAGTAAAGGCTGATAAACGTCTTGTTTAATAGTCTTACCATGATGTTTAGGCATAGCACGTACATCAGCCAGTGGCATGAAGTATTGCTTATCCCTTGTTGCAATTAGCGCTTTTTTGTAATAAAAATCAGTGCGCGCTTGAGCACCGATAGTTGAGTTAGTACCGTCACCGTATACTTGAGCCATAATATTCTCCTATAGCTTATTTAAATTAAACGGCAGCAACTTTCATAAACTCTTCATCAGTCATCTTGAGATAGTCAGGTGAAGTAGTTGTAGGTTTACTGCTCGTTTTTGTAGATGCCGCAGCTTTTCTTTTTTGTTTAACTGCTGCGTCATCCGCCTTTGCTTTAGTCTTACTCGATACATCCGATACAGGGGGTCTTTGTGCAACCTGCTGATTACCACCGTTTAAGACTCCGGTACTAGCTAGATATTGCGCTGCTTGTTGGTATGCTACTATCTCTGGTACGCCCTTTAGTCTACCTAATGTGCGTTCCTTAGCTACTAGCGTACTAATAGTATCATAAACACCATTTTGCATGTGTTCATCGATAATGCCAATAACTTCAGGATTATCTGAAATTATCTTTTTACTTTCTTCATCCCATTGTGTACTCATTACATCAATAGTTTTGTTAAAAGTTTCACTATCTTTAATACCGTCTAAAGCAGCATCTAACTGGTACTCTTTGTCTGACACGTTGTAGTCGTTAGGTGTGTACTTAACTTCTGCATCAGTATCAATGTCGAGAGGATCTATCCCACTATCTTTTATTAGCTTAGTAATTGCTGCTGGGTCATTTTTAGAGATATCTATAAGATTATTTAATTTATTAGAATCTAATAAACCATTCTTCTCAAGCATCTTAACTACTTTTAGATTAGGTGCTAACTGATTCATCTTTTTCTGATAGTTAGCTCCCATCTTCATTAATGATAAAACATCATCAACAGTATCGACTTGCATTTCCTTACCATTGGCTTTAAAAGGTGCGAAGATTTTCTCATACGCTCCTTGGAAGTCTACACTTTGTGTTTCCTGGGTATCCCCATCTGTGTCACTAAGTTTGACCTCTGTATCAAGAGACTCTGGCTCAGTACTTTTAAATTCAGCTTCAGGCTCTGTTTGAGTATCCTCAAATGGTTGGCTATCTTCTGTACTCGCTTGTTCCGGCTCAGGTTGCTCCTGGGCTTCACTTGTAGATTCAATAACTTCTTGAACCTCACCATCAGCTACAGAAGTTTGCTCTTCTGTAACGTCAGTATCTGTTTCAGCGGATGCTTGGGTGTCTAGTTCTTCGTCTAGTTCTTCCTCAAGTACGCTTAAATCTTGTTTTAAGAATTCCTCATCGTCCATTCCTAATGCGTTATCTAATGCCATTATGCTAGCTCCTCCGTCAATAATTCCTCACGAGTTAATTCATTATTGTTCAAAGCTTGTTCAGCTTGATCACCTAATCTTAAAATAGTATCAAAGTGTTGTGCTAGTGCACCAGGGCCATAAGCTAACTTATCTAGCTTCTCCATGGCTTCAGCAGGTAAGCCTGCAACTTTAGCCATAATTAATCTTACAGCTTCTTCTTTTAAATAACCTATTTCTATTATCTCTTGAAAGTCTTTATTGTTACGTAATCGCACCATAACATCTCTACGTGCAATAGCTTCTTTACATTGTTGAATTTCAATTTCAACTTCTTCCACATTAGTCATACTGTATCCTCATATTAGTATTAATTATATTTAAACCCCTGGGTAAGTGGTATTCATGCTACCCATCATACCATCAATCGCTTTATTGTCTAAGTTAGCTAAACGATCAAACTCTTTCTTCTGCATGTCTTGCCCATGTGCTAACTTCATCTGTTCTTCTGTATTAGCATCAGCTACACCAGATTCTTTATTTACAAAGTCTAAGTCATCTAAATCAGACTTACCTTCTAAGTTTCTAGACTTAGATAACTCAGTAGACGTCTTAGCTTTCTTGTATTCAACATCAACTGTATTCTCAGCTGCTTTAGCTTGCTCATTAGCAATCTGTGCCTGTAATAACTGTAACTCTAATTGTGCTCTCTGTTGAGCCATAGGGTCAGGTTGTGGCTTATATTCTGCTATACGCTTAGACAACTCTGGCATCTTACGTAATTTAGCTATATCGGATAATACCATCTGAGACATTTCAGGAGGCATACTATTGCCCATAGTCTGAAGCATAAAGGCTAACTCACTAGCTTTCTGTTCATCAGCTTCAGCAGTAGATATGTTTAGTTTAATGTCATACTTACCACCTAAATCTTCACGGTTAATGGCAACAAACTCTTCATTAGTTATTCTGATTATTTCTTCATCTTCTAGGAAAGCAGCATTCATAGATATAATCTTGCGACCTATCTGGTTAACACCATTAGCTAATCTACGTAGAATACCTAACTCACGTTTAGAAGTAGCATCTAATGCGGATCTGATACCTGTTGCTGTTGTACCTAATGCTTGACCTGTAATACCAGAACTAAATGCTTTAACGCCGGTTAGAGATTCAGCTTCATTATTCTGAAGAGTTAACATGTTAAGTGCACTACCAGGGATCTCAGGATAAGTCTCCATATGGAAAGCTTGTCTAGGATCTACGTTAGAGTTAAACTTAAAATCTTCACCACGTTCAAACTTACGTGCGTTAGTAACATCTAATGCATCTTTTCTAGTACCCATCTGACCATTCGCACTACGACCGATAATATCAATCATACCTCTAGTTACAGCACCGATAATACGTTGATTATCTTCAATCAATACACCATCAGGTTCACCATATACAGATTTACGTCTAGGTAAATATTGAACTAATACAAAAGGTAACTTCTTATCCGGGAATGGGTTTTCTTCTAATCTAATAAGAGTATCACCAATCCATGTAGCTACAAAAGGTTCTGTTTCACCGTTGTCATTAATATCCCAAAATCCCCAGTATTCATAGGCTACTACTTTCTTACGTGGTTTATCTTTAAATGTAAAGTTAGAGTCATCGTCTACTGCATAATCTGGTTGACTTAAAGCACTACCACTATCTAAATCTATCGCATCAAGATTACTGTATCTACCATCTTTACGTAGTTGTGACATAGATGTCTCAAAACTATAGATAACAAATTCAGCAGCATCAATATCTCCCTCACAAGTAGGGTCTATAATTACATTATTGTAGTTACACACCTCAATAGTAGGCATGTTATCGATTACTTTAACTTGTTCCTGCATCTCGACACCTACTTGTACTTCTTGTACAGGTGGCATACCTTGAGCTGCTAATTGTTGTACCATAGCAGGATCTTGTACAGGGACTTGTTCCATTACAGGAACCTCAACTTCTACAGTTTCTTCTGTGTACTTCCAACCTAGTTTAACTACTGCTGTACCTTCATCTACACAGGTACGTACGTATTCATCAATAAACTTAATCTTATCTAACTTACAGTTTATCTGATAGTTTAAAACTTGACCATTCTGTTCAGCAGCTTTCTTATCTTCAAACGTTTTAGGCGCTGTATTGAATAAGTCATCTGTAGATAGAAAAGGTTCACTTAATGCAGCGTAACGCCATTCAGCTTGCTTACGTATAAGCTTAGGTACGATCTTAGATCTACCTTTTTTAGCTTTAATTTGTTGTTCACCTTTTAGTGCACTTAACCAGTTATCCACGTCAACAATGTGCGCAGTATGCGCTGACTGTGCTTCAGTTAAATCTTGCTTTAGGTCTTCTAATTTAGGTGGATTATCCCAGTCAACTAAGCTAGATACCTCAGTGCCATCAATGTCTAAATCTGCTGTATCTTCCTTCATAGGCTGTATCCTAGCATAATTTTAGTATAGTATATTCTTTTTTGCGATTTTATCATAGCCACTGTGCCTATTTTAAGTAAAGTCCCACACAATAGCGGGTAGTGTTTTTATTCCTAATTCTTTAGCCGCTTGCACCCGCCTGTGTCCATCTTGTACGAAATGTCCACCCCCTGGGTATACATGAATATATATTGGAGGGGGTATTTCCCCATTTTCAAATAACTCTTTATACTGTTTAACGTTCTCTAATCTATAGGTGTCTAACGGGGAGAAGTCTACAATTTTTGATAGGGGTAAATTAATCACTTTTTTAGTAATTTCCCTAGAATAGGTATCTCTCCAGAATTGTCTAAGTTTTAACATACGTAAGTATTCATCTTCAGAAAGGCTAGTAGGAATGCCTAACTCTTTCTGATCTCTATGTCTTGTCACTAACCAATCCGTTTTAATTAATTTATGGGTTCCTTGCTTATACCCTGTTCTCCGTACAATTTCTCTCTGGATTGCTGAATCTATCTCTACGTTATTCATAATTAAGTCAATGCCATAGTTGCTGGGGGGATTTTCATACTGCCCCCAGTAGTAGTAAATGAAATTGTATCATTCCCATCTAATGTAATGTTTCTAACAGATTCATCAACATCTACCCTCACATTATAAGAATAATACCCATTAATAGACCACCAACCTCCTTGATAATCATCAGCTGACCAGCTTATAGAATAATTAAGGGGAACATTATTTATTATTTTACTCCCCGTATGGCTACCTGATGCCCCATTCCAATGACTGTCGTGTTGAACACTAGTACCATCTATATAAATAGTACCATAACCATCAGAAGAGTTAAAACCTACATGTACTCGGATTGTCAAAGTTGCTGTAACCCCATGTATATTTGCAGAAATAGTCCAAGTTTTATCAGAAGAACGACTACATGAGCAAGATTGATTACCACTAGCTGTTAACATTCCTGTTTGTGCAGAAATTGTTAAGGCACCCGTTGGAGATGTTAAACGTCTTAATGTGTTAGAGCAGTGATTCCAAGCATAAAAATCATACTCATATGTTCCAGCACTAACTATAGAAGCATGTCCTGCATTACTTAAAGTATAACCAAACTGTTTAGGGTATCTCCACTTACCGGCTACGTCTTCTGCGAAGGAGCATGAGGGTTGAGTATTGTAAAACGAATTGGTATACTCATAGTCTCCCATAGCTACAAGAAATCCACCTTCAATTACTGCACCTTCAATCACTCCACCATATATATTTGCAGTATTATTAGGCCCAGCATCACCAAAAGAGCTTATATCAAAAGCTTCACCCCCTACACTATGTGAAATAATTTGATCAGCCTTAATAGTAATTGCTGCTAATGCATTAACATTAAGTTTATCAGCGTAAATGGATCCAGTAGTAATATTAGACCCATCAATAGTAGTTGTTCCATTATTGACTGCGGTTGTAATATTTGCAGATATTAATATCTCGTCTAATATCTGTACCCCAGAAGGTTCTCTTGTTATTATAAAATTAGCCACTTCAACAGTACCAAAACCACTGGTACCGTTTTGCTGAATCCACCCTCTAGCCTTAGTTACATTATCAGGGGCTGCTATAGTTCCTGTTATATATTGCCAATCTTGATGATGATGATGTGAATCATGACTATGACTAGCCACCATAGCATCAGATAGTCCACCTGTAGTAGTCTCAGCATAGACTGACGCTACAATGAAATCATCAAATAAAGGAATAAAATCTATTACAGTTCCATCAAGAAGATTACCAAATGCTTGCCAAGTAGCAGCTGTATCATCATATCTAATATTAACAAACTGTGTAGAGGTTCCTGGGTTATTTAGACCTGAGAATCTAGTAGCTCTTGATTCAGCAGTATACATAATATAATATGTGCCTGCTTCACCTTCACCATATGGACTATGTAATATAACAGGAGAAGTAGTAACTACATTTTCTCCATTAGGAGTTATAAGATGTGTACTAGTAATTACTAATTCACCAGGGTTAGGTGAACCATCTATTAGGCTATTAAGTGCTATACTTATATCATTAACTACCATTCTTTCACCAAATGGTAGTGCTAGTTTATGTAATACCCCTGCCCATGTTTCATTAGCAGCATTATTATCATCTTTGAAGTTCAAACCAATTCTACAATCATGATTAGAGAATTCAGTCCTTATCCAACCACTAACAAAAAGTGTTTCATTGCTTGAAACAGGAAAATATTCATCACCTTCATATATATCTTTAATGCTACTTTTAACAGCACCTGTAAAAGTTTGTCCATCATTACTAGCATCGTAAAATACTGGTGCTGTTAATCCTGTTGGTGCTTTCCATTCACTTATTGAACTATTAACAAATCTACCTGTATGTAATAAGTTATCCGACTCGCCTATTGCTGCAGATACGCTTGATATAACTATACGGCTTGCATCAATTGTATTTGCAACAATATGATTACCTGTGATAGTTGTACCTGCTATATAGTCACCTGTAATAGTGCCTGCCACGATCTTGTTAGCATTTAATGTACCATCAAGTACTAGATCACCTTGTATTCCTACAATACCTACACCTGCTGGTACCCATGATCCACCTACTGTAGTTCCACAAGCAGTCTCATTTAATAATGGATCTTCTACACCATTGACGTAGCAAGATCCATTAGCATCTCCCGTACGTACTACGAAAGGTGTTGTAGGAGTATTTAAATTACCATTAGCATCTTTATTAGTGGGGCTAGTAATAGCAAAAGAACTAGCTGCTACTAGGAATGTACTAGATGATTCTGCCCATACCTTACCTGGACCTGTACAACTGGCTTGAGTAATAGTAGTATTTATTATTCCATTTACCCAACATACACTATCGCTACTAGATAAACCAAAACCACTAACAGTACCATTAGTATCAATCTTAACTGAATATTCAGCTTCTAAACCATCGATAGATGTAGCATTTACACCAATAGTAGTAGTATGGCCATCTACTGTAGTAGACACTGTCTGTATAGCGGCTCCTATAACACCAGTACTATTCCATGCAAAGCTACCATGATTATGGGCAGCTGCTTCACATGTAGCCAGTGTTAAATATGCGTTATCACGTACTACAGTATTAGGTGTAACAGACGTGTCAGTAAACTCACAATAACCCACCTGTTCAATGATTTTCTCATCTACTTTAGCTAATGTTGCAACAGTTAATAGTATCCAGCTTGATCCGTTATACCTACGTAATTCACCATCTTCGTCAGTGACTATCCACATGTCTCCAACAGAGCCTGTAGGTGCGGTTGTACATGATCCACTAACTCTAGTACAAGCTTGATAGAAAGTAGTTATATAGTTTGTAGCTAGCTCCCAGTCAGCAGCCTCATACACGTTGTAATTAGCTATAGCTGGATCGGAACCAGGTTTATATATCTTACAGCGTTTTAATACTTTTGTAGTACCCTCTGACCATAAATCACCAACATCATATGGGGGTGTGGGAGTACTAGGTGATGCATTTACGAATACTCTACGTTTACCATCAGCTGTATCTTGAGCTATACTGGCGTTAAGTAATGCTGCTGAAATACCCTCATCACCTATTAAAATCCAACTGTAAATTACACCTGCATCTGGAGAGTCACCTACTAGGTCTTCATAGGCAAATCTATAAGCAAATCCACTTACTTCATCGTAGTAAACATCACCTAAATGTAAGTTTTTAATTGCGTTAGTATTCCAGTCTTCACTACTAGGTGTATTACCTGCTACGGGAGGTACTGTAAGCGATGGTACTCCACTTTTAAACCATGTTGTAATGCTTCCATCTATTTGGTTTTGAATTAAATTTAAATCTGCAGGTAAAGTAGTATTTACAAATGTATCGTAAGTATTTTGTAATAATACTAATTCTGAGTCAGTATTAAGTGCTTGAACATAGGCTAAACCTATAGCACTAAGTGGTGAGGATGTCCAAGATAGAGTACCTGCACTAGTTTTATTAGTTCCCTCAAAGCGCTCAATTGCTAATTCTGTTAAAGGGTACGTTTGTGATGTATCTATCCATATATCACCAAAACTAGAATTTGCGTACGCAGGTTCAGTACCACCAGTAAAAAACCTTATCTCACCATCTGCAACTGCTTCAGTGCCTGTTAAACGGGTAAGTGCATCTGTTGTCTCTTTATCTGTTACTGCTAACCATGCTGGTGGTACTTGTGAGGTATCCCATACGTATCGTTGCTTAGTAACTGTATTTACGTAGGTATCACCACTAATTAGAGCATCACCATTTACTTTAGTTGTAGGTGCACTACTTTGATAAAAACTAGAATTTATTCCTGTACGTAACGTATTGAATATAGCTGAGTCATATACATTTTGTTGTAATTCATCTAATACTGCACCAGGATCTAGTGCAGTTGTTCCTGCTAAGCCAGTACCACTACTGAACCAGTTACCTACATCTCCATTTAAATTTCTAAATCTAATCCAGTAATATACTGTACCACCATGTCCTAGATTATGGTTATAGACCATCGCCTCAGTAGTATCAAAAAGTACCTTATCAGCAAATACATTAGTTGCACTTGTATATATCTCTGTGACACTACCACATGTGTATATACCACCAGCCCAACTCAATAGAACACTAGTGAATCCACTTGTTGCAATGAAAGCAGTAGGAGTAGGTACAGCAACACATCCAGCATATACTGGGGTGTCTGGTAAAGTCTGCCCAAATATTTCTTCTAGTGTTATAGGGGACCCGATAGGTACCCCAGGATTATTAGGATCGTATGTTAAATACGCATCAGTTAAATGTGAAAATAGATTATGTCCTGCTAACTTATAGTAGACATGATAGCTACCCTCTAATATACTTATAGAATACGAGCCAGTACCAGTAGTTACGAATTCAGTAGACGCACCGATAGGTACACCATTTATAGTGAAAATACTCGCTATAAATTTAATTGTAGCGCCAACAACAGGTTGGTTACTAGGGGTTCTTAAAATACCCTCTACAAGCCTAGCCATTAACTAATTCCTATATCTTCTAGGGGTTCACTAGTAGTATCAGTACTACTAATTGTAACCCTTCCAAATGTTACAAATTTATTTCTATATTGATTCTTAAACTCTACTTTATAACTACCGGCCAACACATTAGTACTATAATCACCAGTACCATTTGTAGTAAATGCAAACATAGTACCTTTAAGTGCGCCACTCACCCATACTTTACCTACACCTGTACAAGCAGACTCTATAATACTATTATCTAATACACCATTAACAAAGCATCCGGGTACAGTATTAGTTACAGCTATAAATCGTACTGTAGCATTTGGGATAGCTACGTTACCGGGTGAGACTAACTTACCTGCTATTGGTTTCATATTGTGACCTTAATATTTTAAAATTTATCGGTATACATAGCTTTAATTCCACCACCACTACCAGTAATATCTAAATTACCGTCTTTATTCTTAAATCTAAAACCGTTTCCTTTGAAAGTTGTGCCTTGAGGTAATAAGCCACCTAGAGATTGCATTTTAGCTTTTATATTATCTTTCCAACTATTTGCATTTACTCCCCAACTACCTGGATTAAACATATTACCCATTCCTGCACTGTTGTCAAGCATTCTTAGATTAGCTCTATTATTAGTATTATTATTAATATCGCTTTTTTGAATAGCCGTTTTTATGGCATTCGTGTCAACTCCTTGTAAATTCTCAAGTGCACTTAAATCTAATTTGCCTGTTCTCTCATACTGTGTCTGAGGTGGGCCAGTTATAATTCGTTTACTAATAAAATCCTGAGTAAATGCATCTTCTGGAATACCACTAGCCGGGTCATAAGCAAAGTATGCTTCTTTAGCTAAACTTTGTTGTTGGTTAGCTAAACCTTCAGGACTAGTCATCCATCTAGCGTGAGCTGCTGCTTGAGCAGCTTCATTATTATATTGATTAAAGTGTTGTGGCATATGCCTCTCCTAATATATTTAGTTACAATCGCATGCACAGACAATAGGCTGTTGAGCTTGTGTCTGTGGTTGTGTCTGTGGTTGTGTCATTCC